ACGCTACTACCGTACTAAGTTTTGATGTACGCTGGGCTTTAGGCTCATCGTTTTGATCGCTAAATTCTTCTGGGAATCTGCGTTGTACTTCTTGGTCGATACGTTTGTAATATTCATCGCTTCCAACGAACTTATCCCCATAAGTGTCTAAAAGGTCCTCGTGTATGCCTACAGCGAATCTACTCATGACTTTCTTAGTTGGATCAACATACCACGGATTTTCGGCTACCCATTCCGCTGCCTTTGGGTCTTGCTGTGCAACACGAGGTTGCTTTTGTAGTAATTGTGCACCATTATTGGTGTTTTGAACAGTAGGCCTGAAGTTTTGGGCTTTGTCAAGCTTATTTGTTGCTTTCATCAGTTCTTCTTGTGCTTCGATGATTGCATCAGTATTTCCGTAATCATAAGCTTCCTTATAATTACGTTTGGCCTTCTCCACTTCTAACTCAGCAGAGGATTGATAAGTGCTTATTAACTCTTTTTCTCCTGATTGAAGTAATGATTTAAGATGTTGGTTTTCATCCAGTATCTTTTGAGCTACAGATAGAGCTTCTTCTTGCTCACGGTAGGCTTCTTCTTTCAACCTACGCTCATCGTGCCATGCTTTCTTATACTGTTTAAACTTAGTTTGCACCTTACCAGAATAGTCATCAGACTCATCAGCAGACTCTAACTCATCTACTATGTCTTTTGGTAATGGTGGTCTAGCATTTCTATCAGCTAACGGTGTATCATCTTCAATTTCTATTTCAATGTCATCATTATCTATTTCAACATCTCCACCAGCTTCATCAGGGAACTCATAATCATCTGCTTCGTACTTAGCCATTAGCTATTTCCTTTTATTAAAACTGGCAATCCTGTTTCCGCATATACAACAATAACAGCATTTGGTACAAAAGATAATGCTTCTGCTATAGAATATGATCCATCAGGATTACGTTGTTGAGTTGTAACTTGGACTAAACATCCTACCCCTGCTATCTCCATAGCTTTAGTAGACTTCATCCAACCTTGTTCATCGCTAGATGCTTTACAAATCAGTCTAAATGTGTCGCCATCTCCAAACACTTTTATATCTGAAATATTTGCTCGTGCGCCTTTAATATCTGATATATCTAAAGTTTTCATATTTATACTCTCGTAATTCCGCGCGGATCAAGCACAATGCCTTCAACCGAGTCGTCATTTATCATTCTCATCTCAGTACCGTGTATCTTCATACGAGTACCTGCGTTTGGTCTTACTAATACAAAATCCCCAACCTCGCACCAAGGGCCAGAAGGAAAACGGTCTTTGTCATTGTAACAATCAGGACCCATAGCCACAACAAACAACACAGTAGCCAGAAGACCTTCATGCCGTAACGTCTCATCAGCTTTAAGAATGCCACTTTCATATTCTTTCTCCACTTCAGGTAGTGCGCATAGTATACGATACCCTGTTGGTGTAGGCAGTTGAGTCGCCTTTTCTTCATTAGTAGCTGAGAAGTCTATAGACCCCACAACTTGAGGGTTGTTTGGGTTAGACCCAATTAAGATTTTACTCATTTTTTTCCTTATTTATAAAGTTATATAACGCTATTATTTCTAGTACATCATCGTAAGAAATATCTTGTAAGAACTGAATACTAAACATAAATCTAGGTAAATTAAAATTTATAACCATATGAGGTACTGTTGTGTTTAACACATAGTACGTTTCAGGCTCATAAACTAATTCAACAATATTTAATAAACGGTCATTTATTCTAGTTGGTGAAAAAATACAGTGACTAGGGCTATTACTTAAAAGCATATTTATACTTGCTTTCCTATCATCATCTGTATGAAAGCTATAACAAATATTAGGGGCTATATTTAATACACCTCCCATAAAATTACAGTGACTTTTTAAAAACTTAAAAAAAGGATCATTTAGTAATAATATTTGAGGTATTACTTTTATATTAAACTCTTTATACCACACCCATTCATCAGTATTAGTTTCCAGATATTTGTAAATATCATTAAATATTGTTGATTTATAAGGTATTTTAAAAAACATTATTCGTCTTCAAACTCCAGTTTCTTAGTTAGTACTTCTATGGCGCTTCGTGCCTGATCTAAGCCTTGGATTTGCCCACATATATATTTATATGCTGCGTAATCTTCAGCCCGACCAGATGCTAACGCTTGTGTTAATAACGATATTCTGTCATCAATTTGTTTAAAGAGAATCTCCGCTTCTCTATCCATTATTTAGTTCCTTTGTTCCTTTGTGCTTGTCTCTCAGCTTGTTGATGTTGCCTTTCCGCTAAGAACTTAGCATGGTCATGTTGTTGGTTAGTCTGTTGTTTCTGGTGTGAACGTTCACCTTCTTTAAGGGCTACATCTACACCCAACTTTGCAGCCATTTCCTCTTGCTTAGCTTGTAACTGTGCCTGAGTATCTCGCATTTTAACGCCCAAACTTGCACCCGCAGCTTCTTGTTGCCCAGTTATACGTTCTCTATCTACTTGTATTCTCATCACTTCCAACTGAGCATCGGACTGATCTTTAGCTACCTTGCGTTGTAAGTCTTGAGCTTTAAGTTGTAGTTCTTGTTGTTGCATTTGTATCAACGGGTCTTGTTGTTGCTGTTGATTTTGTTGTTGTTGAGCTTGCTGTTGATTTTGTTGAGTCAACTGTTGCGATGCTTGAGCTGCCATTTGCGATATTTGTACTTCCATATCTTCAGGAATAGTGACTTGGTTATCTTCGTCATCTTCACCATAGCTAGGGATATTTGTACCCATTGATTGCTCAATCTGTTTACGATACTCATAACCTAAATGCTCAGCTATATGCGCACTCATAGCTCCTTGCAGAGCTTGCAAAGCCTGTGGGTTTTGTCCAAAGGCTTGTTGTAGTACCTGCATAACTTGAGGGTCTTGCATAGCAGCCATATGTACAGCGATATGGGCCTGATGGTCTTGGTATAGAAATGCTTTAACAGGTTTATTCTTAAGGATGTTCTGATTCTCTGTAACTGGGTCACGAGGTTTCATATCATCATCCATAGGTATTAACTTTTGGTAATTAGGAATACCTAATACTTCCAGCATTTGTCTATGTAAAACAGGTAAGTTATAAAGTTGTGGAGCACCTTGTGCTAACTGTAGAGCTGCCTGATACTGGACGACTTTTTGTGCCATTGTGGAGGCATTAGGGTCTGATACAGGAAGTACGTATACCAAATCATAGTCAGCTTTCTTAGCGCGTCTGCTACCTTCTGTAGGGTCATAATCATATTCATCAGGGGTATAGTCTCTTATAATGTTACGTAGTAAGATAAACTCTTGCTTCATCGAGTAGTGTATACGCGACTGTACTGCGCTCATTACTTTAAGCGTTCTCTCGAGTACAGCGAGTGTTGTACCAACAGGACTATTAGAGGACATATCAGAGACAGCAAGGTCAGCAGCCCCAGCAAAGCGGCGACCTTCATCGACTATTCCTTGAAGTAAAGTTAACAGAGTTTGACTTGGTTCTTTGTACGGTAGTGGCATGAAGTTATCACGCATTACACCAGATGGTACATCTACATCTCTCCACTCACCCGGAGCAATCGGTGTATCGTCACCCTTTACTCGTAGTCCTCTAGTTTTAAAGCCCCCCGGAAGATTACTGAGAGTGCCCGCATCAACCAGTTGACGAAGGATTGAAGTACTAGACTTGGCGAAAGCACCAATAAGATGAATAAGCCCAAAGCAGTAAAAGCCAAAACCTGGAACATAGCCATAGTGAACGAAGTGATTGCGTTTTTTAGAAGATTCATCGTCAGGGTCCCAATTTCTGCGAATTGACAGGATTGTGTTTGTGCCTTTTTCGATAGTAACCACGTACGGCAACGCTATATCAGTTTTCTCACCTTCGTGATCTTCGTGCTCAAAACCTTCAAGATTAATCTCAACATGCATTTCTAACAGTTTAAACCGATCATCCGTTGACGCTCTAAACCCAAGCTTATCAGCTATCTTCTTCTCAATATCATCCATAGTATTGGAAGGTTCACCCAAATCTACATCTCTATAAAAGCCTTCATACTGCAATCTGCGTACTTCATTCTCAGTCTTACGCATTATGTGAGTTACACGTTCTGCACTTTGTAAGTCTGCTGCACCGTACGGTACAACGATGTCTTCAGCAGGTACATACATAGCAACTTGACGACCTAAGTACGGGTCGTAGTAAACTTTCTTAAAGGCATTACCTGCCAATCCTAGACCCCATAACATGCGCTCATGCTCTGGTCTGTACTCAGTCATCACATCAGTAAGCTGGTAGTTCATGTCGTCTTGAACACGCTGTGAGGCTTCTTTCTTCTCTTCTGTTTCCTTACCTATGATCTGTGTTTTAACTGGACCAGACGCAGGGAATGTTGCAGTAATAGTCTCTGCTTGAAACTTAATAACAGCCTCAGTTAACAGTGGATGATACACACCACATGCACCTTCCCAAGGCTCTGAGCGATCTTCCATCTTAAGGCCCAAAAGCTCTAGCCCATCAACATAAGTTTGAACCCAATCTTTCCTAGCGCTTACATCAGACTCAAAATCATTAACAAGGTCAGATGCAAGTGATTGTAGAACCGAGTCATCAATTTCTTCAGCCAAGTTAGCATTGAACTTTTCCTCATCAACTTCTTTCTGAATCTTAAGAATCTCTTGTTCGCCTAAGCTAATCGTTACTGACTCAGGGTCTTCAATCTCAATCTCTAACGGCTCTTGATCTTCTTCTATAGGTATAGCATCTATGCCCATCGGGGCTGGGTTCACACTTTTGTCTATCATATTAGGTCCTTACTTACAATTAAATCTTGGCGAGTGGCAGCTTCAATATCAGGAACGTTCATAGCTACAATAGCTGCAAACATAAGTAATAATAAAGCTTTAATTAAATCAGGAGGGTACATCATCTTGTTTAACAACTTGGAGTAATAAGGCTAAGAACATATACAGCGGCACCTAGTAGTACAGCACACCCTATAAATTCCATTAAACATTGTCTAAACATATTCATAATTCTAATCTCTTTAATAATAGGCTGCTTGTCTTGGTATAAATTCTTCATTCATCTCATTAGAGTCTAAACGCAAACTTAAAAAACCACCTTTACGGAATCTTGCCATTCCCATACTCACACAGTCAACATAATCATCGTGTTGCCCTGCAGGGAATGATGCTACTTCTTCCATTACTTCATCTGCCCATCGGGTATTAGGGACCCATACTCGACCTGATGCAAATATATCTGCAACAGCGTTTAAGCGTGAAATCTTATCATTACCACGGGTCGGTGTAAAATCTGATACAGGTACGCCCATTGCTCGTAATTCGTAAATTAGAGGGGCACCAGAGGCTTTCTTTTCTATAATCAAGGCATCAGGCTCCCAGTACTTATATTCCTCTAATACGACTTCCTTGAGCCTAGGAAACTCCATACGGTCACGCTTTGCGTCCAGCATAATAATATTAGCTTGACTAACACCGTTTTCGTCAGGGTGGTAGAACACACCCCATGTAATACATGCCGAATAATCAGCTCTATTATGTTTTTCAAACGCAGTATCCCACGTTTGAAGTACAAAATCGGTAGGCGGCGGGGTTTCTTTTTCCCATCGTTGCCACCATTCCCGTTTTACGATAGCCCCTTCTTCAGAAGTTGGGTTCTGTTGGTACTGAGCTTGCCATTTAGAGACGTCAATTGCGTTTCTAGTGGACTCTAACTCCTCAATACTCCAAAACTCAGGCCATAAAGGTTTACCTGACGGTAGAATAGCAGGTAATTCGACAACACGCCACTTATCTCCACCACCTGCTAACTCTTTTTGCTTAACTTGTCCAGTTAAATCTCGCTTAGACCAGCGAGTTTGGATAATAATAATTGCCCCACCGGGTTGTAACCGCTGTCTTGGACCTGATGTGTACCATTCGTACACCTTATCGTAAATCTCAGGGTTACTTGCCGCTATCGCAGCCTCTTGCTCCGAGTGTGGATCATCAATAATTAATATGTCCGCACCAATACCAGTTACAGCACCACTTACCCCAATCGCAAAGTAGTTACCACCCGCACTGGTGTTCCATCTACCAGCTGCCTTTGAGTCAGCTTGTAGTTCTACACCGGGAAACACTTCTTGATACAATGGGTTAGACACTAAGTTTCGAACTTTACGTCCGAAGCCTACAGCAAGTTCGGATGTGTGCGAGCACTGTATGATCTTTTTCTTAGGGTACTTACCTAAGAACCATGCAGGGAGTAGGTACGACCCAAACTCAGACTTAGTATGCCTCGGGCCGAGGTTAATAATAAGCCGCTTATTCTTGCCGTTAACTACATTCTCAAACTCTTGTGCCATTCTTGCATGGTGACGCCCATAGATAAAATCAGGCCAGACCTTCTGTACAAATGCGAGGAAGTTTTCTTGTGCAAAGTCACGCTCGTGACGCTTACGCAATTCCTCAATCAAGGCTATAAGCTTTGCTCGTTCACTCGCAGGTGCAGAGTTAAGCGCAGCAGTGAGAAACTTTTCATCTAAAGAAATGTTACCTAAAGGTCCGCTCACTCAGAGTCGTCCATCAGATCATCTTCTTCAATCTGATCAAATCCTCGCAGTTCTTCATCGGTAATTTCTTCCACGACTTGCTTTTCAACTTTGGCGTAGTTCTTTAATAGGCCCCTGAGTTCAACCTCTAGATCAGATGTTGGTTTATCAGCGATAGCAATTTCTATTTTATTTGTAAATAGACCTATCTCTGTAACACGGCCTAGTGTCTCTAAGGTTTTGAGTTTAGTCTTTTCGTCTTCGCTTTCTTCTGCCAGTTTAAATAGGTTTGCCAATATGAATTGACGCATCTGATTGGTAGAATTAACTAATTGGTAGTCGTAACGAGCAAGTATGGACTCTAACGCCACCTTTTCGCTTAACATGGGGAGAGCGCCAGCTTGTGGTTCACTCGTATATATTATTTTTGACTTATCATTAGAGTCAAAAATAACGTCTATTGCTTCTGAATTTATGTGTCTTGCCATTCTGTCTACAGGTTAGGTTGTAGTTTGTTTACTATTTGTACCATGTGTTTTATATTTTTGCAAATATTATTTTTGGGCAGGTGTTTTATTTAAAGGGGTGGGGGTGCTGTAGGGGTATGAGGATTGGGTGTTGACTTTTTGTAAATATTATTTTAGATTTTGTAAAATAGAATTTGGATGAGCGGAATATATTATTTTTTGAAAAATAGAATTTGGCTGAGCGGAATAGTATGTAAAACACCCGGGGTCATTGCTATAAAAACGGGGCTATGGGGGCACTACTTACAGCCTGTAACGTTATAACATCACACTGAAAACCTACGCTGTTATAATATAACGTCACATATCAATAGCTTATGGCTATGTTATAACATTACATAGGTATTTTATGTTATGTTATAACGTATATAATAATATGTATATAAATCAATAACTTATATTTGCTCACTATTGAACGATAATATAAAAGGTATACAATACCATTGCCTTATGCCTTATCGTGCCGTAGTGAGTAGGTTGTAAGCTATTGATTTATAAGGGTTATATTGAAAACCGAACACTCGTTCGGTTTTGTAGTTAGCTATTAGCTGGTTTTATGTTGATGCTTAACGAGTAAGGAAAAAGTCAGATTAACATCTAGTGAATTAATTTATAGTTTAATGAAAATAAATGTATACATTATGTGAACAATCAATTATACTTATTCCAAGTTAATTAATAACTGATTAGCTACTTAAACAACTGATTCCCAAGGTGGATAAAATGAAAACAACAATAAGTTTAAACGATTTTGTAAACTGTGACGCGTTAACTAATAACTTTAGTTATGAAGGACTTGTTGCAATGTTTGATTATCTGGAAGACTTTGAAAATGATACTGGAATAACAATAGAATTCGATCCGATAGCCTTACGTTGTGAGTTTTCAGAGTATGCAACTATAGCTGAAGCCTATGAAAATTATGAAGATGATGGCGACGACAAAACAGAATTAGAGATGATTGAATGGTTGCAAGATAGGACACAGGTTATTGAATTTCAAACAGGTATAATCTTACAAGACTTTTAATAATTAATTAACTATTTCCCAAGGTGGATAAAATGAAAACAAGAAAAGAATATAACGGCTATAAAAACTATAACTTCTGGAACATATCATTGTATATTAACAATGATGAAAACCTTTATGAGTTAGCAATTATGTGTATAAACAAACACAATAACATTAAACTTGCAACATTAGTATTTATTGATAATCTTACACATTGCTATACACCAGACGGGGTTCTATGGACTAAGTGCGGTATTTATAATGCTTTATTATCTTTAAAAAAGGATAACATATAATGAATTATGCATTAACTAAAGTTTCAAGTAATTCTAAAACCGGCAAAATACCAGTTACAGTTTCAAACCGCAAAACTTGCCCACCATCCTGCCCACTACTTAAAAATGGATGCTATGCTGAAGGCTATTATACCCAATTACATTGGGATAAAGTAACCAGTGGTGAGCGGGGTACAAACTGGGACGAGTTTATAAGCTCTATTAAATCATTACCTAAAAAAATATTGTGGCGTCATAACGTATCAGGTGACCTTGTTGGCAATGATGATGTTATTGACGCCCAAGCATTGGCGCAACTAGTCCAAGCTAATAAGAATAAGTTAGGTTTTACTTATACACATTATCCAATGACCAATAATAACAACATTCAAGCAGTAAAAAAAGCTAATGATGGTGGTTTTACTGTTAATTTATCAGCTAATAACATTGAACAAGCAGACCAATATAAAACTTTAGGTATTGCGCCGGTTGTTGTTGTTGTTGCTGAAGATTGCGACAAGGTGACCTTTACACCAAACAATAATAAAATAGTAGTATGTCCAGCTCAAACAAATGACAAGGTAACTTGTTTTAGTTGCGGTTTATGCCAAAAACAAGACCGTGATTATATTATAGGTTTTAGAGTCCATGGTACGCATACCAAAAAAGCAAAATTATCACTAGCAATTTAATAAACAGGACATAAAACAATGAAAACACTTACAGCAAAAAAGATAATTGGCAACATGTTGGACAATAAGACCGTTAAATTGAGACGTTCTAGAGTCGGTGGTATTAGTGAAAAAACATGGGATAGTATAGCCAATATTATGATCAACTATGGTTATAAATCAATAGAGTATTATCCTATTGATAACGGTTACCTAGAGATAAAATTGAGTGATCAATCAATATTAAGCAGTAAAGTTATACTGTATTAAAACAAGTTTACACGTTAAATTTAAGGGCTATTTATTAGCCCTTTTTTTGGCT